CGCAAGCAGCAAGATCGTACTTGGCTACGGTCAGATCGCCAAACAGATATGCGTTCCCTGTTGTGGCAATATTGATGTACTGGACAGTTGATGTTGTCTTGTTGTTTGAGTTCTCGCCGCCACCGATCAGCGCCATCGCAGAACTCGTCGGCGTGGGTTGGACTGCGGCGGTAGCGGAGGAGCAGCCTGCAAGCCCTTGAGTTGCGGTTATTAAGTCGCCAAAATCAACGGCGTCTCCGGTAGAAGCAATGGTAACGTACTGAACAACATTGGTTTTTGCACTGCCAGATGTTTCCCCTCCAGCGAATACTCCTCGCGTATCGGACGAACAGGCGGCAAGATATCTTGTAACCTGAATCAAATCACCAAAATCTGTAGCGTTGCCAGTGGTCGCGATTGTGATGTATTGGATGACATTGATAGTGCCTGCTGTAGTATTTCCACCCGCAAACAAGCCTCGTGTGGCAGAGGCGCAAGATGCCATAGCACCCGCTTGCGCGGCCAACAAATCTCCAAAATCCACAGCGTTACCTGTAGAGGAAATTGTGAGGTAGTTTATTACATTGGTTCTAAAACTTGTATTAGACAGCCCAATAACGCCGCGTGTTTCAGACGCACAAGAAGCAGTATTGGTTGCTGTGCTGCCTACAAGATCGCCAAAGTCTGTAGCGTTCCCAGTCGAAGCAATCGTGACATAATCAATTATGTTGGAGTTTCCGCCAGATTCATTCCCGCCGTTAAATACGCCACGCACATAATTTGAAAGACCAGAAGCGCCGTAACGGGCTACCGTTAAGTCACCAAAATCTGTGGCGTTTCCTGCCGACGCAATAGTCACATAATCAATTACGTTCTGTCTAGTAGTTGCAGAAGAGTCATAGCCACCAGCCCAAAGCCCGCGAACAGAAGAGGCGCAAGAGCCAAGATCAAATCGGCCAACAGTTAAATCACCGAAGTCCGCGGCATTACCAACTGTGGCGATAATAATTTTGGAAATTGTATTGATGCCGAGACTGGCATCTGAGCCACCCCCAAACAACCCCACAGGCGTAGCACCACTGCCCGCAATCGGCCACAGCCCTTGCTTGAGCCAGTATGTCATCTGGTCTAACGTCCATACCCCCGGAGCAGCACCGTCTTGGAACGGGCCTGCCGGAGTGGGAGGAACTTTTCTGATAAGCCCCCCGGGCCATTGATGACTCATTTATAGACCTCCGTGGGCGTTGGAGCAGGCGGCAAGTTTTTGTCGCGCTACAGACAAGTCGCCAAAATCTGTTGCATTTCCAGTCGCGGCAATAGTGATGTAGTCAATCACGTTTGTCACATCACTACCGGCGTACCCACCGCCAAACAAACCCCTCGTGGTAGAAGAACATCCCGCAAGGTTGAACCGCGCAAGCGTCAGATCGCCAAAGTCTGTGGCATTCCCGGTGGTGGCGATTGTCACGTAATCGATCACGTTGTATTGTGTTGATGGCGAAACCAGCAAGCCGCCGCCAAACACACCGCGTGTCGAAGATGAGCAGGCCCCGGGGCTGTTCCTGTTTACCGTCAAATCGCCGAAATCAGTCGCATTGCCCGTGGAGGCAATCGTGATGTAGTCGATGATGTTGTAGTCTGTAGAAGCCCCAAAACCGGCGCCAAATAGCCCCCGCGTTGGAGATGCACAGCCCGCCAAGTACCCTCTGGCAACTGTCAGGTCACCAAAGTCCGTGGCGTTCCCAACAGAAGCGATGGTCACATAATCGATGACGTTTGATCCAGAGCCGCCTCCAAAAACGCCTCGTGTTGAAGATGAACACGCGGCGATGTACTCCCTTGCGGTGGTCATGTCGCCGAAGTCTGTGGCATTCCCTGTGGTTGCAATAGTGACGTAGTCAATAACGTTGTAAACCGCCCCATTCTCACCGCCGCCGAACAACCCTCGGGTAGAAGAAGAGCATCCCGCCAATCCCTGACGAGTAAGAGACAGGTCGCCAAAATCTGTGGCGTTGCCAAGCGACGAGATTCCAACGTAGTCAATGACGTTAAACACGGAACCAATGCTTCCGCCGCCTGCAAACACTCCAATAGAAGTGTCATTGGGCCAATTCCCCTGCCCCACCGCCTGGAACACAGCCGTGAGAGTCCATACGCCGGAATAACTAGGCATGAGAGCCTCCCATCAAGGGGTGTCAGGCCACTGGACGTTCCAGGGGAACCCGGCCTGCGCGGGAACATCCCGCAGTGCCTGACGGTACGTTGCCCATGCGGTCTTGTCTACAGGAGCATCTGCCAACTGGGTCCAATCTGTTGCCGACAGGCGGCGTGTCCGATCATCACGGACTGCCTTGGCCTGCTCCGCATCCTTCATGGCCTTCCATGCGGCTTCCTGCTCGGCGGCAGTTTGGGCAGGCTCGGTGTCGGTCGCGGGGCGGTCAGTGAAGATCGGGCCAAGGACGTACTTGGTGTACCACTTGCCGCCAATCTGCTCCACGCCCTGGCGCATGGAGTATTGGTAGACCGTCCCTCCGGTTGCCTGCGGGCCTTCAAAGACCACATCCGCCCCGTATTGGTTCAGGGTGGCCTCGTCCAGTTGACCGAAGTTCAGACCACTCTGCTCGTGGATGTACCGACGCCACTCGTTTTCAAACATCACTGCGCCAGTAGCGCGGACTCTGATTTCCATGATTGCTCCTTATGCGATGGCGAGGTTGTTTCCGTAACTAAAACCAAACTTGTTGTGCCGCGCTCGCCATTCAACAGTTGGTCTCTTCATTCCTAGTGCTTCTGCCGCAGCCTTGGCGGTTGGGAAGAACCCTTGCGGGGTCGTCACTCCAATCGCCTTATAGTGATTTGCTCCGCCAATAGCAGCACTCATTTTCGCCTTGACTTCAGGTCTGTGCATAGGGTTTCGGTCACCAACAGACCACGGATGTGCCTTCCCTTTATTGGCCTTAGAAATCTTGTCTCTGACTTCTTGAGTCATCTCTTTGCCAAGATTCCCGTCCCTAACATTCTCTCGTCCAGTTCCAATGAACACATTGCCAACTTCGTATGGGCCTGCATCGCCATACCTACACATACAAAACTTGTTGGCTCCGCGCCCTCTTTCCTGCAACTTGCCAGAATCAACCCAAATACTCAGCCATTGTTCATAAGACAACAAAAACGGTATGCCCCTCATTGCGGCATTTTGTTTCTGCATCTTGTACTTGCTCATAAGTGTTGATCGACGCTTGGTGGCAGAGGCGTTTCTCGTAGGCTTCTCGCACTCCTTGCAAGACCTACGATAAGTCCCCGTGTCCTTCCTAAACTCAAATGCACTCAGTTCCTTTTCAACCAGACATTTTTTACAAACTTGCATGGCAACCCCTTCTTAGGTGATTGCTAACTATACCATACTCTACGCCACCGCAAGGAACACGAAGGTTCCCCCGTTTGCGTTGATGGCCGCAGGCGCGGTGCTGCTGATCTCAAACCCTGCGCTGTAGGTGTCGATGTAGTCGGTGTTTGTCACCTCGGCAGCGCTGCTGTTCAAGAGAAGGTACGGGTCGTTACCGCTGACGATGCCTCGTGCGCTGTCCCACACATACCAAGCCCCGGCAACATCTGTGCGCTTGATAAGCACAAACCGAGCGCCACCTGTAAAGCCGCAGTCGATCTGCTTAGTCGTGCCGCTGCCGGTGTAAGAACCGACCTTGCTTACACCCGCAAGAGTGGCGAACAGATAAGCGACGTAGTTCTCTCCTGAGTTATTTGTATTGGCCGCTGTGCCAAGAGAAAATACAGACGCTGTTGGAGTTGTATTGTTCCAATACGTAGATGCGCCCGCCGACTCATCAGTGCTGTTTAGGAACAAGAAATTACCAGCGCCGGTAGGACTTGTGTAAACAGGCCAACTGCGTGAGTTATTTCTTGATTTGACTATCATCATCTCCGGCACAACGCCGAGATTGTGCGTCTGTGTTGTGTTTGAACTTGAGCCTGAATAGCAAACCACATCAAAGAAGCCGGGGGCGCGGCGGAAGGCCCAATTAGCACAAGACGAACCGCTGTTATTCATCCATGAGTTATTGGGCACTCCAAGACCATACCCGGTCATGAAATCAAAGCCGGTTATGTCTTGACTTCCCCCATCTGAAGTTGCTTCGGCGCCCGTAGTGTTGGTTTGAAGATATAGAGTATCGCCCCTCAGGCGGTCTGCTGTAGCATGGCCACTAACATCATCAAGCCGCTGACCAATAACCAGATCAGTCACAAACCCGGTAGTTATTGTTCGTGCGGCACCAGTCCCCGTATATGTGTTTGTTGTAAACACACTCGTCCCCGTCGTCGGAGTTTTCATCGGGCCGCGACGGATGGCGATGTAGATGTGGTCACCAACTAAGCCGGTTGCGCCGTTCGTTGAGAACCCTGTGGCGTTGATGCGAATGAAGCCGGTCGTGGTTGAAGTCTCCGCGCCGGAAGTGTCCGCAAGCAGTCTTGCGTAGCCGTTGTCAGCAGTTTGGCCTCGCATCGTGTCTTGCATCAACCAACTGCCAGTGGTGTTGGTCTGCTTCATCAGCAGCCACTGCGGCTCATACCCAAGGTTGATAGACGAATTGCCTGACCCGTCTACCGTAAACGACCCACACGAAATCACATTGTCCGTACCCGTCAGGCCAAAGCCTCCTGCGTCGTGGGCGAATAGGTAGGCGACGTAGGTAACTCCGTTATCGTTTACTGCGCTTGCGGTTCCAACGGTAAATTGCGTTGATGTTGGCGCTGTATCATTCCAATATGAACTTACCGCTACAGACGCTCCAGTTGTGTTTAACAACAAAACTTTAGTTGCACCTTCTGATCTGTGGTAAACAGCCCAGAATCCTGACGCGCTTGTAGATTTAACAATAATGCATCCAGGGGTTGATCCTAAGTTATGAGAAATTGCTCGATTACTTCCATTCCCCGTATACGTCACCACATCAAAGAACTTCGGCTGCTTGCGGAATGTCCATGAGGCATACAGGTTTCCTGCTGTGCCATTAGTGTTGCTGTCAACACCAACAGAAAATCCCGTAGAACTTAAAGCACTGACGTTATCGGTATTAAAAAACTGCTGGGATGAGGCATTGGACATCAAAAAGTTACCGGCCCCCCGCACGGTATCACTAATGATATTGTTGGTAGCCGATGACCTATTCTTAATCCACAGCATCCCACCTTTCCCCGCCAGATCAATGCCAGTGGTGATGGTCTGCGTAGAGCCGTTGCCGGTGTAGAGCCACGTCGAGAACACGTCCTCGATGTACGGAAAAGAAGGCGTTACTGATCCTGATGCCGCGCTGTAGGCGCTCGGACCAAAACTGTTCAGCGCCCAGACCGTAAAGGTGTAACTTGTTCCGTTGGTCAAGCCTGTGACCGTAACGGGCGAAGTCACACTGGAGGCAGTGATCTGCCCCGGATTGGATACGGCGTAGTAGTTCGTGATGGCCGACCCGCCAACATTGGACGGGGCGGTGAACGTTACAGACGCAGACTGATCCCCCGCAGAAGCCGTCCCAACGGTCGGCGCATTGGGGTTCTTCAGCGGATCATAGAACGACGATACAAAACCAGCAGGAGGGCGAAGCGGCATGGTGCCCTCCTATCAGGCGTTGATCTCTTCCCAACTGGCAGTCACCACCAAGTCACTGGCCGTACCCGCCGTCGCACCGATGGACTCGTTCTCCAACAGGTAGATGGAGGTGGTCTTGTCCACGATGATCAGGGTGGCGTCTGCCGGGACCGAAATGGTCGAGGCAATCGGGAAGGCCGTACCGCCCAGGGCCGCTGCGCTGTACTTGTTGATGGTGATGTCCGCCGCGTTGGTGCCGTCCACGTTCGCCACCATGATGGTGTTGATCTTGAACACCTTGCCGCTAGAAGCGGCGTTGCTCACGATGCTTGTGGCGCTCGTGGTAGACAGCGAGACACTTGCGTTGTTGCCATAGATTGCGGCAACGTTGACGATGTTTGGGTTTGCCATGTTTGCTCCTTACAGGCCGAAGATCATTGCGAATGCGATGCTCTGGCCCTTGGAAACGCCAGAAGCCGGGAGGGCTTGGAAGGTCGGAAGCGCCCCCGCGCCGTTGGATGTCAGCACCTGACCAGAAGTACCTGGACCCGCTGACGCTTGGAAATTACCCGTTGCAGTGGTTCCTGAAAACA